CCCTGGCCAGTTTGAGGGCTCGTTCCAGGTCCTCTATTTTGCGTTGGGCCCGTTTCTGATCGGCATCATCTCGCCGACGTTTGCCCTCAGCCGCCATCTTCTCGGCCTCGGCGTCAGTCAGCTCTCGGATGTTTCCGGCCTCTTTGTGCATTGCAAGAATGTAGGTCGGCCACAGATTGGCCTCGGGCACGGGGTCGCCGTACCCGAGAACCTTACCGTTGACAGTCAGGTTGGCAAAAGCAACCAACGGCATGATTAGCCTCCAGTCAGATTAGGCAACGCAATCGTCAACGAACGCACCGGCCGAAGCCGCCACGATCTTGATGTCGATGTATTGCTCAAGCTCGTACGACGTGACCTTGCGATCCTCGATGTCGTACTTACTGGTCACAATACCATCTTGGCCAACACCGTCCGGGCCAGTCCAAGCAAACGTCTTGGCCGCGGTGAGCACTTTGCGACCCTTCCGCGGATCGACGTACCCAAGCCACATATCCTTTTTGTTGGTGATGTAGCTAATCGAGTCCGTGCCGCCCTCGGGCCCGGTGTTGTAGATACCGCGGGCGACCAGGTACTTCTCGACTCCGAAGAATCCAGCAAGTGCATTCATCACGTTTGCGATCGTGGTCTGGGCCGTGTACTGAATCGCGGCACGGACCACGGTATTGGTGAGAACCTGGGCGTGAACGTCTGCGCCAACCACCATCACGTTAGCATAGCGGCCAATGTAACTATGGATCGCAGACTGCAGGGTCTGGACGTTCTTCTGTGGGTCGGAGCTGGAGTCGTTCCACTGGAGCAGTTCATTCGCGGACGGAGAGGACGCCACACCGTCATAGTCCGTGGTCCACGTGGCCGGTTGCATAACGACACTGGTCCACTCGTAGTCCCAGTTCATCTTGGCCTGACCGGCCAGGTAATCCGCGTTGTCCTCATCGATGTTGAAGGCTGGATCGGCGTCGGACATATCGGCCCAATCCTCATCGTGGGCAACAGCTTTCCGGTTGCAGTGGTAGGTGTCAGTTGACTGATGCCAACCAGCCCTTGCCGCCCGCTCACCGGTCCCGCGGATCTTCATCTCGTTTCGGAGCCAGTCTCCTTGCGAGTAGGTGTAATAGGTCGCCTCTTTCTTTGGCACAGGCTGAGCCGGTGCGGCTTGGCCCGCCACGAAAGCGGCATCGTCCTGGATATAGGCCAGGGTGAAATCTTGCAGCGTTGAGCTATAGTGTCTCTCAGCTCGATTCGGGGTGCTAGGCATTGCAAACTCCTTTCAAGCTAGGCAAGTGCCTAGTCATCAGTCGATGATCACGTATTCCAAAAAGATGACCATGTTACCGGCCGTGAGGTCAGCAACAGCAACCGCAACGTCGATGGTCCTCTCTGCGGCGGTGACGGTGCTGAAGTTGGCCGCGGTGCCATCTTGAATGCACTCGTGCCATCCAGCGGTGAAACCGGAGCCAATCGCCGTAAGGGCCAAGAGTCCGGCCGCATCGTCGGTGTTGATCCCGATCGAAACCGTGGCAGAACCGCCAGAGGTAAATCCAGTCGCAACGTAGTAGTAGCCTCTGACAACCACCGCGTTGTTCGGAACGGTCTCGGTCAAGTTGATGGTGCCGACCACTCCTCCGTCAGTTGCAAAATCGTAGGTTGCTCTGAGCAGGTGCAGGGATCCGCGGCCGTCGGCGGTTTGCGCACCGAATGCCGAATTGTAGCCCTCGTGGGACAGGAACATGGTCCCGACGTCGCCACTCGTTGCGGTGGACAGGGCCCGGGCAACAATGAAGTCGTCTTGATTCAGCGCCTTGACGAATTTGCCGGAACTGTTGACCGTCAGCGGATTTCCGACGGCCCAGGTCCCGCCGGCCTCGCCCTTGGCAATGCCGACCATCTGAACGGTGCCGTATTCGCCCGATTCCGGGTTGTCGTACAGCGAACCAGAGCACCAACCGCCTTGGGTCGCGTTCTTGGTCAGAGCCTCAGCCGCAGAGTGATACATCGCATAGTGCTGGCTTGACGAATAGTCAGCAGCAGCGGCGCCACTATCGGCCATGATGAATTTTTCGGTTGCCATTGTATCGCTCCTTTAGCCTTGCAGCTCGGCGTATAGTTTTGGGTCTTGCTTGTAGACTCGCGCGCGGGCCTGAAACACGGACAGGTTGGGGTCGACCTTTTGCAGCTCGGCTACTGCCTTGTCCCGTTTTTCGAGCGGGGTTTCCTCGCCACCGTTCGCATCGGAGCCGTACTGCTTGAAGATCGGGCTCTCTTGCATTCCCTTGTTGATCTTCTCGAGCATGGCCACGAAGGTCTCGTACCGTTTCGAGTCGACGCTGGACTTGACGTCCTTTAGGGTCTTGGCAATGTCGACCGTGCCCATTGGCAGGAACGAGAGACCCTCGGCCCGCTTGGTGAGCTCCACCATCTCGGCCCGGTCCTCGATTTCCTTGATCCGTTTCTCGAGCTCCACCTTTTCGGCCTGAGCCTTCTCGAACACGGCGCGGACTTCATCCTGCATCCGTTTCGCCATCTCTTCCGGCTTAGCCTCGGCCGCGATCGGTGCGGGCTCAGTCGGGGCCGGATCGGCCTTGGGCTTCAAGCTCTCCAGCAGGGCCAACAGTGCATTCCGGCTCTCATCGTCCGGCAACTTGGCCAAGATTTCTTCCAACGTCATCTCGGGCTCCTTTGGTTCGGGCGCGGGGCCCGTTTCTTGTTTCGTAAAGATCGCTTTGATGCGTTCCTTGATTGGCATTGACTTGTCCCTTTTCCAGAGCATGATCGCGGGCCGGTGCTTGGCGTCTCCACTCGCCCCCTTGTCAACCAGGCTCAACCACTCAAGTTTGTTGAGCTTGATGTTGGTGATGAGCATACGCATTAGATCCCCATCGCCTGGCCCTCGCCGCGCAGTGACAACTCGGCAAGCTCTCCGCTCTTGACTCTATCCCAGACGTCCGGGTCGTTAATCCTGAGCGTTACAATCCAACCCTCGGGACCTTCGCCGAGCCCGAGCGCTTCCCGTTTCCGTTTGGTCACAACAAACGATTCGACCACGTCACACACTCCTTGGGTCTCGTGCATGTCGCCACCCTTGCCGGCCCCGCCCGAGTTGGCGAAGGCTTCGTGTACGGCCTTCTCCAGCTCGATGACGGGGATCACGTGACCGTCTGAATCGACTACCGGGATCCCGAGCTCATCACTCACCACAGCCGCCCAACCGGTGGCCAGGTGTTGTTCTTGGTTGATCTTTCGGATCTCTAGGCCGACAGACCAGTCGCGTTTGGCAAGGTTGCCGCGTTCCATCTCGGCGCAGAACGCTTTTTTGTCAGATATGCCTGGCCACGATCTGGCCATGCAATCGTCGAAACTCATTGGGCCTTGGACGGGCATTTTGCCTCAACCGACTCAGGGCACGTGTCGGGAGGCCACAGATTGTGCGCTAGTGTTGCACTATTACAGGTTACCCTGTCAAGCGATTATTGCAACCTACAATCTATCACCGGAATCGGTTAGCCGCACCATAAACCGAGCATATGTCTGGGGTTGTCTGGAGTTGCGCTTGCCGCATCTCGGGCACTCGATGGCCCATGGCCTGGTCACCAGCCTGGCTAACAGCTTATTGCAGCGCTTGCCGCGGTACACGCCATCGCACCGAGGGTCCTGGTCTGTGACTGGTCCCGTCACAGGGCCGCCCCCTGTTGGGCTCCGTTCCCGCCCGTGGCCGCCTTGAAGTGTTCAACCAAATCGTCTCGGAAGATCCGAAACGTGTTCCCGATCTTCGCGCCGGGGAGCTGGCCCCGCTTGATTGCGTTGTTGATCGTGTTCCTGCTCACACCCAGCATTTCGGCGGCCTCGTCAGGGGTAACGTACGTCGGCAGCTCGGGAGCAACCGGGTCGGCGTCATCATCGGCCGCTTCGATTGGCTCCGGTTCAGTTTCTATCTCGGGCACCGAGGCCGCCATCATGCTATCCAGCGCCGTCCCCTCCCTCGGCTCAAGATCGATCATGCGTCGTGCCCAGTCGTCCAAGTCCTTTCCCGGTTCCATGCCACCACTGCCGAGCATCGAGGCGATAAACTGGCCAGCTTCGACGATGCTCTGTTTTTCGATGTCTCCTGGCTTTCGTGTCGGGAACGTGGCCGGCTCCCAACCGTTTAGCCGACAGAGACGGGGAATGGCGACATCGTCACAAAGCTCGGCCAACGATTCGACCGTGGCCATGATTGCCATTGACAGCATGTGCGTGTGCGAATCGCTCAACGCCCACGATCCGGCCTTGTCGGACCCCAACAGCAGAAATTGAATAAACAGGCTCATAGCCATATTGCGCTCGTGGCGCCTGATGACCGGATCAAGCCCGGATTCGTTCTTTCCGCTCGAGCTCGTGAGTTTGAATCGGTAACCCGACTTTCTACCGTCTGGCAGATCCTCGCACGGAATCACCGCGCCGTAGTACGCATCAACCCTGACCTTCTGCACGAATTTCTCGTACTGCGCTCGGATCGTTTTCTCGGTGTCGGTGGCGTTTGGGCTCATCAGCTCGGGGGGCAATTCCATCACGGGCATTCCGGCCACTTGCCTTTCCCCGCCTATCGCCTCCACCTCAGTTAGCCGAGACGCATAGGAGTAGGACACGTACGGGACGCGCAGCAGGCTGTAGCCTTCCGGGTTGCCCTTAGTCGCGCGGATTTTGAAGTGCAGCGCACGATCGGCCGGGATGAATCTGGTTCGGCTATCGTGCGGCGGTCTCTGATACATCCCCAGCACCCGACCATCATCCGCGAACAACCAGCGATCAAGCGATTCCTGGGCGCGGAGGCCCCAGTCTCGCCACCCGTACAAGCCGTCGTCGTGCTTTGAGTGCAGCCTTGGTTCGTTCTCGTGAAAGCCCCGACGCAACTTAAACGTGTTTTCGAGATAAGAATAGCCAAAGACCATCGCCGTCATGAACTCGGCAACGACGCCTTGCCACTTAGTCGCCATGTCGTTGAATGCTTCATCAACCTTCTCGGCCACGTAGTCGGCCATGGGGTGCCCGCTCTCGTTCGGCAACGTGCTCCAACTCACCCGCCGGATCAGCGACTCAATCAGCCACAGCCCCGACCCGAGGATTGCCGAGTTGTCGCGCATCTCGCGATATTTCTTGCGGGCCTTCACCCCCTTTAGATCACGGTGAAATTCCTCGTCGACCAATCCACTCGCCCGGTCAAGTCCGGGGTCACCACACACAGCAAGGATCGGTAGCGCTTCTGGTGTTTTCTGATTTGACATCACGTCCTCTTTTCGATCACGGGTGCGACCGTGCAACGACAATTTGCGGTTTCGCTGATATCAGCAAGTGGGTCGCCCGGGTAACGCAGCTTCTCCCGGGTAGCCTCGTTGTAGAACGGCTCCCCGAGCTCCCGAACTTGGTTATGCATCCGCTCGTGGTGGCGCGTACCTGATTTACCATCTCGGCGGGCCAACCACCGGTGCTTTTTTATGCCGGCCAGTTTCAGCCCTTCGTGGATCGCGGTGTTCTCGGTCTGCACTGTTTCGGTGCGGGCAACGAGCATCGCCCGTTCCGGGCTGAATGCGTACACGTCCTGCAGATTGGTCCTGATCATGCGCGCGAGTTCTCCCGCGCTCGGTCTCGGGTCCATCTTGGCCGCGTCTGCCAGCGTGCGCCTGATTATGCCACGCACGGCCCCATTGATGCTTCGGGTGATGTTCTGGACCTTAACCTCTTTTTCGCGAAGGATTGCATCGATCAAAGCCGGCCTCAGTACCCACTCGCCACCGGGCCCCGCCACTGCCTGCACCGTGTCCTTGCCGGTCCGCTCGATTTGCTTGAGCCCATACGACACCAAGAGCTTGTGGAGCTCCTTTGCAAGGTCATCCTCGGCCGATTTTTTGAGCCGGACCTTACCGGACCTAACCAGCTTTTCGGCGTCCTTGATGGCCAGCTCCTGGTACTTTTTCAGCCACCGCTCAAGGGCCGAGGCCAGCGGCTTGGCTTGTGTGTTAACCCGGGCGTCGTTGGCACGAAGCCACTTCGCTGCAGTTGACGGGCTGGGCCTTTTTCCGACGTTGCCCGGAGTCGGTCGCTTGGCCAGGGCCATCAGCGGGTCATCTCCATTGCGTCCAACGACGGGGCCACCATCACGCTCTGGTTCTCCAGCAGGTCCGTCAACACCCATACTCTCGCGTCTATTCTATCCGGGGATTTCTCCCCGGACGTGGCCATCCAGGAGCACATCTGATCCTCGAGCTCGGCCAACATGCCAACATGATGGACCTTGCCTTGTTCGTCAAGTGCCGCAATCGGCTCGGCACGTGTCCGCTTGCCCCTCGATGCGTGCACGCCACGATAGGGGATCGACTTGTCCACGTTGCGCAATACCGACTCCACCATCTCCCCGCCCTGGTTAGTTTCGGCAACTATCCGGTCCGCGTTGTGTCTTCGGTAGGCGTCAATTGCTGCACGCGCCCAGCCCTCGGGCGAGTAGTGCCCAGACACATCTTCGAGGATGTACCCGTGCCCGTCCTGCCCCTTGCCGCCGACTATGATGCCAGTTTCCGAGTTGTCCTCTTTGCTGCTGCCGGCCGGGTCGATGCCGACCACGATCCGCACGAGCTCGGGGTGAGTGTGGACCCGGTTTTTTTCGATCGTGGACCTAGCCCATAGCGTGCCCGGTATCTCGCCCAATACCTCACCGTGAAGCTCTTGCCGGCCGAGGGTCGTACCCTCGTATCGTCGAACCACGCGCTTGATGAAAGTCGGCACCACATTTTCGATATTGTCGAACGTGCTCCCGGTCGTATTGTGAGTGCACGGGTCTCGGATTAGGTCGCGAATGAGCCGTGTCGGTCGTGGGGTGGTGGTGACAATGCACTGGGCGTTTTTGTCGCCGATGCGCAGGCCGAGCATAAGCTGGGTCCATGCGTCCTCGTACCGCCACGCGGCGAGCTCGTCGGCCCAGGCGAAATCATGCTGAGGGCCGCGCAGATTTTTTGGCTCGTCGGCTGAGTACGTGGTCGCCACTGCCCCATTGGGCCACGTGAGACGGCGCTTGCTCGGCTCGTATTCTGGGCGCTCTGCCGGCGGCGACACCGCCAAGATCCCGGACTCGCCCTCAACCATCACGTCCCTCACATCGGCAGCGGTTCGACCGACAAACGCGATACGCCTGGCCAGTCCAAGCCCGACCCGCTTTCTGACAAGCTCGGCCCCTGTTCGGGTTTTCCCCCAGCCGCGGCCGGTCCTCACTAGCCACACGTCCCAGTCCCAATCAGGCTCGAGCTGTTCTGGCCTGGCCCTAGCTTCCCAGCACCAACGCAACCAGGCGGCCTCAGAATCGGTCAGGTTTTCAAGGAATCTTTTTCGGATCGGCTCTGGCTGCAATGCGAGCGATTTCAGCGGCGAGTGACCCTCGATCTGTACTGACCTCAACAGGTCCGCCATCAGGTCCTGAGATTTCATGGCGCGCCGATGGCGGAGCAAGTTCTTTGATTAGTCTTTCTCCGGCCCATCGCGATGTTGTCGCATATTGGAATGGGTCCTGCAATGACCGGTTGAGTCCCGCCTTGACTCCGGCCCTGAATTCACGCACCCATCGATCGTGGGATTCCTCAACCGCGTCATGCCACCAAGTTGTGTTTTTCCAGTCCGTGATCGTGCTCTCGGAAACCCCTGCGTAGGCTGCCGACTCTTTTTCCGTATGGCCGAGCGAGATAAAATACGCCGCCATCACAGCTTTTTCCCAGCTCTTCGGCTTTTTCGGGGGCACTCTGCTACCGCACCCTTTTTTTTTCTCGGCCATCACTGCACCAGCTTGATCTTCGCCGCAGCTCGGCGATCGTGTCTGTTCGGGCCATGGTTCGGTTGGACCAGGAGCGGCTTGGTTATCTCAACCCTTCGCATGCACTTCCGGCAATCCGTCACCAGTGCCTTGCCTGTTGCGAATGCTTTGACGGCTTCTGGGTCGTTGAATTGCATTACCTCGCCACACTCACACTGGGCCGCCACGATGTAGATCGTTGGCTGCACGATCGTGCCGTGGATCTTGACCGGTCCTTGCGCGGTCCTTGGTTCGGTCTCGGTCGTTCCATCTGATTTGGTTCCAGCGTCGATCATACTCGCCCCTTGTTATCAGTCGCGGCCTCGGTCGGCTGCCTTTCCCGTTCTGACTCATGGTACGGGATCACTTTAACACACAACCACGACGAATGGCTATTGGGCCAGTATTCCGTGCTGGACACGGACCACGGGTCCATCGCTCCCGAGCTCGGGTTGCGCAACCACATTGTCTCCCCGACCCTGGGCGGTATCGCCCCCGAGTCATGCTCGATCGGAAACCCGGGCGGGTCGGTGTATCGGCCGAATAGATGCGACTGGGCTGGTGTGATGATGATTTTCATTCTACCCCCGGCGCATTAGCCCCCAACACAACTGCATGAGATGCCCACCACAGTGTCCGGCCAACATCGCGATCAAGGCCATTAAGACATATAAAAGCAGCTTCTTTAAGATTGGCCAATCTGTCATTCCTTGTCCCCGTTCACGTGGTCCTCAAAATCCTGCAACTGATACCGGCACGGCTTGTCATCACACAAAAGGATAAACGGCCTATCAAGATCGTTCTGGTACACCTTCTCGATTCGCAACTCAACACACTGCTCCTTGGCGCAATTGCACTCTGATGGCGGCTTGAACCAGCGTGTGGCCTCAGCGATCCAAACGAATATAGACCACCCGGCCACCAATCCGATTGCAAGCGATACTTGGAGTCTGGTTTCTTTTGTCATTCATTACCCCCGTTCATGCGCCGATATGATTGCATCAGCTAGCGCAAGGGCTTTTTTTGCAACATCATCTTGAGATCCATCGTGGTCAGCCAGCGCAAGCGCCCGGCCGGCCAAATACATGCGCAACGGGATCGCGTTTCTTTGATGCTCTTTATACAACCGAGCTACCTCCATCTGGCTATCAACCGCCTTCGCGAGATAGTTTTTTATCAACGCGAGCAATTCCTCCGTTCCGGCTTCAAGCTGCTCGATCTTCTCAACCATTTCTGCTTTTTTCATTCCTTGCCCTCTTTCATTTCTCCGATGTGCCATTGGCAATCCTCTCCCTGGTCGCACGCCTCAGCCCCGGGGCATGGTATTTTATACCCGGCCTCGCACCAGTCCCCTGGTTCTCCGCACGGCATCAGGTCCGGCAGAAAGCACGAACAGTGCTCGCAGCCGAGGCCATCAAACCCGTTCGCCTCCAGGTAGGCGCGGACTGTCTGTTTGGCTGTCTTCATTTTCCACACCTAGTGCACTTCGCGGGAACAAGGAAAGGCGCCGGTTTTTTCTCCAGTGCGCCCATGAGCATTTCCTGTAGCCGACGGTTGTGCTTTGCGTGTTCAACCACCATCGACGCCAGCGCGTCGGCAAACGTGCCGCCATACTGCTCGTGTGATTTCAGAATGCAGCCAACTATTGGATCAGTTTCACCCAACCGCATGAGCGTGCCAAACAATGAACGACACATCCCTATCCGCATTGCTTCGTGAGCTTGTGGCTCTGTGGCGCGGACAATTTCCCGGACTGTTTTGTCCATCACTCTCCCTCGCTTTCTGGCTTGTCTGGAGAATACAGAACCACCCTGTATTCAAATCTCATGAGCTGGCCCGTGTTCCCTTTGTGCTTTTCAATAACGCCCTTTGCAACTGCGGCATGGTGGTAATTCGAAAACGCCCTGTCGTACAGCATCCATGGCCCACCAAGTTCGATATTGCGCCATTGTATTACGTAAACGTTAGGACCAAGAACGTCGCAAGTGTGTCTTGTTGTTGTCCCGGTTTTGAATTCTGGCGCTATCTCGCAAGGTCGCATTATCATCCCTCCTCTCGTCGCTCGTCTAGCCACAGGCTTGTCTGTCCATCGGCTTCGAGCTTCTCTCGTTTGGTTTGCTGCCGTGTTTCCTTGTGGTGGTCGGTGTCATATCGTAAATGGCACCGTTGACACATCGCCCGCAGATTTTTTGGCTCGCAATTTTCGGGTGCGTGATCCAGATGGGCCACGGTTAACACGATTCGCCCCTTTGCGAAGTGTGCCCGGTTTCCGTTACGTTCAACACATCGGTGGTCGTGGTGCAGCCCACACTCGCCCCGACACTCACATTGATCGCCTGCCCGATCGAGGATCCGTTGCCGGATCTGTTCCCAGTTCTTCGGGTAGCGGGCGCGGTTCTGTTTTTTGATCGGCACTATTCCGTCTCCGGCGGCTTGCCGCAAACCGGACACGGTGTGGGCTTGTCCTGGTGCTGGCCACCACTCTCCTGGCATCTTGCCCACCGCTCAAACCGCTCTAGCCACCGGGCCAACTTGTGTGCGTCGTCGGCTGTCAACCGGGCGGTTTGCAGATACGCCCGGTCGTCAATCACCTCAGCCCGGATCGGCCATGATTTGAGCCGGCCCGGTTTGCGTGGCGGCGAGCTCATCCCTGGCCACCGCCCTGCCCGTCCTGTTTTTTGGCCTTCGGCAAGGCATACATAATCAGATCCGGGTCCTGATCCTTGCCCTTGTACCCGTTGTGCCAGACCTGGACAGTCGCCAGCCCTAGCCCCCCGGCCCAGTACTCAGTCCCGTCCTGGTTTGTTCTTCGCCACAGACCGGTAATTTTGACGCGCTCTGTCATTGTCTCAGCTCCTTTTGTTGTTTGTCTCCACCCCTGCCCGTTCCGTTCCGGTGTTCCCGATCAACCAGTTCCCCACCCCCCTACTATAGTAGGTGGGGGTGGGAACTACTGGCCCGGAATGGGAACGTTCCCAAGTCGGGAACGGATTTTTTGCAATGTTTTCTTGTCTCTCGGCTTGTCGTTCCCGACCCCAAAAATCCGGGAACAGATCAGCCCCGGGAACGGAATTCCCGGTCTTGGGAACGACTGTTTTCGTTGAGGATTTGGCGCACTTTTTCGCCTTTTTTGTTCCCAAAATACGACCTCGGGAACGGCCGGAATCATTAAGGAATCGCCCGGGAACGCGGGAACGACTGTTTTCGTTGAGGATTTCAAAATAGAGGCACATTTTCATCTCCGACCGAGTCTTTTTCGGTCACCGACCACTTGCCGTTGAGGAATTTTTCCACATACCCGAGGCCCTGTAGCCGACCCAGCGCGTCCACCACAGCGGCGTTCCTCTTCTTGGCCCGGGCCCGGATCTGGCTCAGTCCTAGCGGTCCGTGCTCCCGTAATAGATCCATGAGCTGGTCATCCAGGGTCGTGGCCGTCCTATCCCCTACGCGGAGTTGCCAGC